CTAGAGCCACCTCGGTTTCTGAATCATCCCTCTGTAACGCTGCCCCTGAAGGGGGCTGGCACTGAACCCCATTAGTTGTGCAATCATCCATTCCGGCGTCTTGGTCATGTTGGAAGACCTGTGAGATTGTGGCAAATTGCTGGCTACGATAGCTTTGGACAGGGATGCAGCTACCCCAAGTCAGAAAAGTCCACGATCTGCCAGGTGATGCAGGCCGGGGATGATCGGTTGGTGGGGTATGGGGGGGGCGGGTAGAACGCTAACGAATCACGGACACCTTGGACTATAGCTGATGAGTCTCCTTCTCAAGCCAACGAGAAAATACACCTCAACAGTATGATTTTTAAAGAAATTTTCAAGGAAGATGAAAGCCAGATGCGTAAAATGACGCAACGTGCCACGATTTTTTTCAGCCCTTCGTTGCCTCAGCCAGTGCAACTGAACTATAGTTGCAAACCGATAGGATCGAGGCATCACCAATGAGCCGGATTCAGAAACTCATTGATGAGTTCACCCGCAGGCCGTCGCCAAAGGATTTTCCGTGGGAGGACGTTGTCAAAATCCTTAGGCATTTTGGCTATTCCGAAATCGAAGGAGCTGGTTCGCGGAAAAAATTTATAGACACAGGTAAGCACAAGATTTTGTTGCATAAACGACATCCTGATAGCACATTGCTTGCATACCAGATCGAGGCCGTGTTAGAGGCTTTGACAGCGCAAGGACATTTAAAATGAGCAAAAAGATTCTTGAGTACAAGGGATTTCAGGGATCTGTGGAGTTCGCTCTGGAGGCAGGCGTCCTCCACGGAAAAATTCTACTTATCGATGATTTGGTTACCTATGAAGCCGACAACATCACCGAACTGAACGAAGCGTTCAGAGAGTCAGTGGACGATTATCTAGCTACATGTCAAGAGTTGGGTGTTCAACCTAACAAGCCTTTTTCTGGAACTTTTAATGTTCGAATTGGCGCCATCCTTCACAGAGACTTGGCAAGGCAAGCTCAGCGGGAAGATAAAAGCATTAATGACTTTGTCAGGGAAGCTATTGATTGTCATCTAAATGGACGACATCAAGAGGTTCACCACCACTATAACGACCATCTGGGCTATGAGACTTCGTTTAAAGTAGAGTCGCAGCGACCAGCTAGGATGGTACACCTGAGATCTGTACAATGAACTTGTATGATATCAGACTGTTAAATGTTCAAGCTCAAGAAATACACGCCTCACCATTCTCACCCTCTGAGGACGGTGAGGGTTACGAAGCAAAGATTAATGTTGAACTTATCCCTCCAGAAAAAGACCTAAAAGTAGGTGATGAGTTTGAAGTCAGCATTACCATGCTGACAAGGGTTGATGAGCGATCCCCGTTTTTTAGTATCTCCATGATAGGAGAATTTGAGATCTTAGCTGAAAGTGCTATTTCTGATCTTACGCATGCTAACGCGCCATATGAACTAGGCTCCCTCATCTATCCGTACATGCGAAATCTGGCCAAGCCAATCTTGGAATATTTGGGTGCGCAAGCTGTAGGTTTTCCATTTGCACCACCAGCCCCGCCCCATCAAGAAAAGAAAAAATCTCCTCGCAAAAAGCGAGTGAAACCTGAGTAGCCCGACATTTCAGGATGATTACTATGGCCCGCCTCGGCGGGCTTTTTCATGCTTGCGTGATAGCTTGCGCAAATCACTCGTGAGACTCCCTCAGCTGCTTCAATACAGACTCGCGCCGGGCGCCCTAAAGAATCTACCATCTCAATGACGAATTGCTGCAGGAGCCCCAAGCACGCTCTGCTGGTATTCATTCACCGCCTGCATCAGCGCTTCGGCCTCAAGCCGCAAGCGGTCGACCTCTTCTGCCGCGGTAAGCGAATCTCGCGCCTCGTGGTAGCGCCGCACCGCATCCATCGCTTGCTGCATCAGCGGCTCACCCGCCGCCATCTTCTCCTGCAAGTCGTCCATGCTGCCCTCCGGTTTCGGTCAGGGCAGTATAGGCCTGTTCGCAGGTCACCCCCCTCCCCCGGCTTTGATCAGCATCTGTCGCCAGGTCTCCCGCTCTTTCATCAGCGCGCTTGAGCACGTCGGCAAGCACCAGGGTGACGCGGGAAGCTGCCGCGCTTGCGGCGGCAGTGCAGGAATGGCCGCCGGCCGGACTGGTGATACGGCTGGCTGATCGATCGGCTTCGTCCCGCAGGCTGAGATCAGCGCGAGCAGCGGCAGCATCAGCCACCGCACGGTCAATGATTTTCTGTCCATCCAGAATCACCTTGTTCATTTGTTGTTGGTGGGCCTGCTCCTTGGTCCGCTCTGCAGTCTCGGCCAGGGCCCAGGCCTGCTTGTCGCCAGCATCGCGCGCGGCCCACCTGCTCTGCCACTCGGCGTCCATCGTCGTGCGCCCATGTTCATAAGCTACCCAGTACGACACCAGCACCAGGGCAAGACACACCGCCGCGCCGGCGGTGCGCCACCCGATCACGCCAACACCTTCAGGGCCCGCTCGTACAGAGCCACCCGATCAGCCTGGCCATTGAGGCCACCGTTGATCTTGCGGGTGATAGCCTCGAACTTTCCGGCGTCCGCCAGCTCGTTCAGCCCGTTCTGCGACCACCACCACGCGGCCGACTGGCAGGCAAACTCAGGCTGCTCCAGAAGCTCAGGCTTATCGATCAGGGGCAGGCCCAGCCCATCAGCGGCGGCGCGGTAGTTCGCCCGTCCGGTGAGCTGGATCAGCCCGCGGCCCCGGTACCGCCAGCCATCGCCCGATGACTCTGGGCCGTTCGCCATGCGATCGGCATACACTTTGTTCGCGATCTTCTCAGGCTGCCGGGCGTAGGCGGCGCTCGACAGCGCGGTGAACCGGGTGGGCCAGGTCCGCACCAACGCATCGGCGCTGTAGTTCAGGTTCTCCACCAGGTTGCGCAGCTGGCCGGACTCATGGCCGACTTGGGCAAGAAACGCCGCGGTGCGCAGCCGGCTGTTGATCTTGAAGCGAGCCATTGCCCGGTTTAGAGCAGGCAAAAAAATGCCCGCTACCGGGCGGGCACTGGGAAGGATCTGCAGCAACTGCTGCTCTGTGATTGGCATGGTTTCTCCAGGCAATAAAAAACCCGCTCAATGCGGGTATCGTTGTTCGGTTGGAATCAGGCCGGCGGCACGGGCCAGTCGATGTCGGTCGGGTACCCAGGCTGCTCAGGCAGCCGGACCAGCGCAATTCGGTATTTCTTCCACGCCTTCAACGCGGCGGCTTCGGCGTCGGTGGCGTCGTCGAGGTCGACCGCATCCTGCAGCGGTGCGATGACCGAGTCGGCAGCAGCTCGCCGCGTGGCGACTTCCACTTGCACTCCGACCAGGTGCTGCGCTGATGCGGCTTCCTGCTTCATCTCTGCCGTGACCATCTTGCTCCAGTCGATCGAGCCGATGGTCTCCGGCCAGGAAACCTCAGGCTGCTCGGGCTTGGGGTCGAAGTCGGTAGGGAGCTGCACGCGACCATCTGGTGGATTGACGATATCCACCGGGAACCGCGACTGCTCGCTGGCCTGCGCGCCGTGAGGGAGCCTGACGGTCAACGTAAGCTCCCCATCGATCCGCTGGACTGGCCCATACAGCCACGGGCAGCCCGTCGCAGTAGCGGGCAGCATCGCGCCGTCGGGCAGGGCTTCGAAATCGAGCTTCATGCCGTTGATCGTGATCGATTCGCCGCTCCTGCTGAGCACGAGTGTTTCGTCTGCACTGAACGGTGACAATTTAATGCGCATCAGTACCACCTCCCTTGCACAACAATGTTTATGGTTCTCACCGGTACGCCAGGGGATGAAGTGAAGTAGGCCTTCACACTGATGTTGTTGGGTTCTACCCGGCCCGCAACCAGAAATGAGTTGTTTAACGCGTCATTGCCGGAGAGGACAGCGCTGCCAGCAATGAACGTAATAGGGGTCGGAGCGCTCATATCATTGGAGACGTGCAGGCCCGCGACAGGAGAAAAAGACGTGGTAGTTACTGCCATTTCGGCGGTGGCGGTGCCGTCCGCGTATTTGACGTACCTACCATTTGCATTGCTGCCCTTCTCAAATATCGCACCCGTTGGTACGCCGCCCGATTGACTCACTGTGCCGACGATATCAGCCGTTGCGGCAGCCTTTAGGCCCAGGCCTGCCCTGGCAGTCGCTTGTGTGCTGCCGCCTGTACCGCCCTGAGCGACGCTCAGCGCGGTTGTCATGCCGGTCAGTGACGTGATGTCGCTATTCGCCCCGCGCGCCGCGGCGCCGATGTTCTCCCGAAGCTTCGGTGCAGTCGTGGCAACGCCGAGCACCGCCAGAGTCGAGCCGAACTGCTCTGAGATCTGCTTGAATCGGTCGGCTAAATCCTTTGGGTAGCCCTGGATCGGGACCAGGCTGTAGGCCCCTGCTGTGACCGTAGACCCCTGATAGGGGGGAACGATGCTCAGCACTGTATCGCTAGTGACGTTCACGACTTCGTAGCCCCTGCCATCCGGGCCTTTGAATTCGTCACCGACACGACAGTTCGCCGGGAAGTTTGTACCGGTACCGGTTACGGTGGTTTGTCCGGCCGCGATTGCGACCTTGCCTTCTCTGTACCAGGGCATAAATTCTCCAGGCAATAAAAAACCCGCCGCGGCGGGTAATGTTGATTTTCGAGTGCGACTGTTATGTCCCTGGCAAGCGGGCAAAAACAGCTCCGGGCTGACCCAGATCACTCCAGCCCGTGGTCCCGACTGAATAGATTTGCAGCCGGTTGATTGAGTAATTGAATCTTGCACCACACCAATTTGTGAGGATCTGGTTGGGCGCCATGAGCCCACGAGAAAACGGGTTGATCATGAAGTACTCGTCCGAAGCCAGAGCCCCCACAGCGGCGCACAGGTAGTAGTAGGCATTCCCCAGTGCCAGCTGGACCATGCCCTGATAGCTCCATGAGTTTGTGGCCTTGGTGAATATGACCGGAGTTGACCCGGAGTCGTAGATGATGACTCCGGCCTCATCCCACATCCTCAGTCCCCAGCTCGCTGCTGAGCGGCTGGCAAATACAGCTGCAAACCACTTCCCGGTGGGCCGCCAGGTCACGTTGCCGCTCTCGAGCCTGAAGCCTGTCCAGTTGCCTGGAGAGCCGGTAATTGTCATTTCCCGATAGAGAATGTCCGGCTGGCTCGGCGAGTTGCGAATGAAGATGCAGGGCGGCTCGGTCGTTCTTATCGGGGCCGGGAACGATACGACTACAGTGCTTGAGCTTGTCGCGGAGTAAGTCCCGCTGTACAGCGCGCACAGCCTGGGGTTGTTGGAGTCGATCTGCACGTAGTCATCGTCATTTCTAACGTAAAGTCCAAAGCTCAATTCTTGAACCTCATTACAAGAAGACGAAATTGAATGTGTGAGCCGGAATCCTCAGTGCCGGGCTGGTTCGGGTGCTTTGATCGCACGGTCACATTGCCTACCGCCACCCTCATATAGGGCATTGCGCTTTCGTTGAACTCGTTTTTGCGCGCAGTTGTTGGAAGGATCACGGCCGTACATGTTGCCGGGTTGAACCCTGAAATGGGGACAGAAACGACTGCCCCATTTCCAGTGAGCGTATAGGTTTGGCTGTGAAGAACTTGGTAGGTGAAGCTGTCGGTATCAAGCTCAACTACGCCGCCTTCACTGAACGTCCTTAGACCGTAGCTCATGCCGTCAGATCTCCAAGTTGCACGCGCAGCCGGTCATTGCTGTCGAAAACCTTCACGGCACGGTGCGTGATCGTGAGCCGCCCCTGCCCCGCGATAGCGCCGTTGATCTCGAGCGTTCCGTCCTTGTTCAGTCGCCAGCCTTGGACGCCCGGCACGTAGTTCGTCGAACTGATGAAGCTCCCGATCTTGGCGTTCGTGATCGTGCCGTCAGCGATGAAGGCTGCCTGGATAAACGTCTGCCCATCCTGGATCGCGAAAAACGATGCGGGAGTGCCGTTGATGTCGTTGACCACGGCGAACCTGTCGGCATTGATGATGAACTGGCTCTGCAAGCCCGCTGGTCCGTTCTCGATGCCTAGGCCGATACCGGCGACAACGTACTTGCCTTGCGAGTTGAGCTGCATCTTCACAGCCCACATCGTCGAGGCCTTTTCATCGGCATTGACCTGGGCCTGGCTGATCGTCTGCACAGCCGCCGTCGTGTCATTCATCGTTGCTTCGAGCGTCTCGGTCTTGCGCACGATGACTTCATCGCGAGAGGCGCTGACCTTCACTTCCTCTGCAAATGCCGCTGTCGCGTCCCACTGGTGGATCGCGCCGGCCAGATCGCCTTCGGCATCGTCGTCACGAGCAGACGCCCGCAGAGCCTGCAGGCTCACGGCTGTCGCCGTGGTCTTGCCGTCAACGGTCTCGATGTTGGTCTTGTTCGTCTGCACCTGCTGTGCAAGGCCGTTGGCCGCTTGCACAGACTGACCAACATCGATCCAGAGGTTCGCGTTCGGCGGCGAATTCGCGCCCGAGGCATCGGCAGGAACAGGGCCTTTTGCCTGGTAGATCCGACCATCGACCACGACCATCTGGTCTTTCACGTATGGCTCACCCGGGTCGTATGCCTTGAGCCCGTCCAGCGCATCGATCTGGTCTTGCAGGCCATCGATCTTGTCGACGACTTCTTTGCCCAGCTGGGTCTCGCCGATCTTGCCGGTAAGAGCTTGTAGCATTGTGGTTACGTCGGTCGAGGTTGAGGCGATGACCTTGAGGAACCCACTCACTCCATACGCGTTTCGAGCGCGGATGAAATAGAAGTAGTTGGTTGAGAAAGCCAGCGCCGTGTGCACCAGACTGAGCCCCTGCCCCAGGTACGCGGCCTGCCCAGCGGTCGCCAACGGGTCCATGCTGAAGAAGTATTCATAGGTTCCGCCGTTCAGGCCGTGCTGTACGTTGCTGGGGAACAGCGTGATCGTGTCGATCGTCGACTGCACAGCGCATGCCTCGGGCACTGCCGGGCCGTTGATGTTGACCGTGATGCTGGCCTCGCCAGAGCGCGTCAACGGGCCCAGGGCCGCAACGCTCATCGTGTAGCTGCCAGATGGCAGCCCCGCCAGTTCCAACTGGACCGCCGTTGCCGGGACCTGGTGTGCCTGCACGGCGCGTGCGCCTTGCCGGACAGTCACGGCATAGCCATTGACGATGCCAAACGGTGACACCCAACTCAGCACGCCCTGGGAGATCTCTGCGGTTTCGTGAGTGCTCCAGGCCAGGCCGGTAGGTGAACCCAGCCCCCCGGTTGGCAAACTGATGAAGCCGATCGGATCGTAGGGCTTGCCCACGGCATCATCAAAAATGGCAGGCTCGTACTGCGAGACAGTGACGTTGCAGCCATCGTCTGGCGCCATGTTCCAGTCGGTCACAATGAACTCGCCGACGATGTTCAGCGAAGGCAGATTCACTTTCACCACCCGCCCCGGGCGGCAGTTGTAGCCGGCGAAGTTCATCGGGAGCTGCAGTGATCCGCCGGCGCGGGCGCGCCGAAGCTTGATGTTCGCCAGGCGCTGGGCCTGGTAGGCATCACTCACATAGCCTAGCGAGATCGATTCGGGCGCTTCGCCACCATCTTCGACAATCCACTGCTGTACACGCACCTCCGGGAAGTCCGTCTCGGCCCAAGCTTGCGAAGGATCGATGAAGGTGCCCGTGACGATGTTGATCGCAGCGTCATTGGTCACCTCGGTCGAACCCGACACAGTACCGATCACCATGTCCTCGGTGATCTCGAAGTCTGCCGGCCCGTAGTAGGCCCCGGCCTGCAGCATCCACTTACCGCCCACACGGATCAGCTGGCCGGCACACGACTCCTCCAGCTTCTGGATCACCTGGGTGCGCTGCTCGTCCGCGCCGATCACGCAGCCTGTGCGGTAGCGGGTGCCCAGCCTGCCATCAGCGTTGACCACCGCTTCGTCGCAGACGTTTGCAGCGCTGGCGAAGGTCTCGAAGATGATCTCGTCATCCGGCACCTTGCAGCGCTCACGCAGGTACCAGAGCAGGTGCAGCGCGGTGTTCTCGCTGTACCTGGTGCGACCGATGCGCGGGTCGTACAGGTCGTTTCGCCCGCGCACTACAAAGCGCGCATCGGGAATGCCAGACGGGAATTTTTCAGGGTCGTGCTTCAGCGATACACGGACAAAGGACAGGCCGCGACCGATCTGCGAGTTCCTCCAGTCCCGGCAGTTGGCCTTGAGGAATGCGTTGACCTGTGTCGGGTTCACAATCAACTGGTACGAGGCGTTCGCGCCGTAGGTGGAGATATCTTCCTCGCCCAGGTAGACCGCCTCCAGCGCGTCAATGGCGCCTTCGCTCAGCACATAGACGAGGTGAACCCACTCTCCCTCGCTCTGGCCGCCGGTCTGTTCCTGGGCCCACACCAGTACGCCACCAGTGCTGACTCGACCCAGAATGAATCTGGCTGGGGCCTTTGATGAGCGGACGGTTTGCGCCGAGGGCTCGCTGCTCGCGCCGGCACCTCCCTTGAGCGCAGCGCCCTGCTGCGAGCCAACAAACAGGCCTACCGCGCCGCCGATCAGCGCAAAGCCAATACCGCCGGTGACGAAGCCCAGTGCGGCGCCGGCGGCAACCAGTGCGACCTTCTTGACTGCCTTGCTCATTCAACCCTCCACACAGCCAGGGGGTCGCAGGCAATCCGCCCTACCCCATCCTCGGCGACAGACCAGAACTCGCCGGCCCAGAACACGGCCACGCCCCGGCCGTTCTCGCCGTCGTACATCGCCACATCACCGCGCTGGATGAACGCGGGATCGATGCGCTGAAAGCACGCATCCCAGGCAGCATCGAGCGAACCGTGGAGCTTCTTGAGCAAACGCTTGGCGCCGGTCTCGGTGCGGTATCTGCCGCGGTACTGGGCGGCCGGGTCGACCCCACAAACAGCAATCGCGGAGTCGGCAGCAAACAGGCAGCAGTCAAATTCGCCCCATGAAAAAGGCCGCTCGGAGGCGGCCTTGATGGTGTTGGCAAGCTGTGTTGTCCAGTCTCGATTGCGCATGGGCTACTCGTACTTGAATGAGGGTGCGTCCTTCTTGGCGCCCCAGTAGATTGGCCAGTCCGCCATCTGCGCGACGGCGAAGAAGAAGCGGTCGTCCTGGTACCGGGCCCGGTGGTTTTCGTCGGTCCAGCGCTCGGTGCCGGTGCGACTCCACTCGGCCATCCGGTCGATGATCGGCACCTTGATTGCGTTGCCGTCACTGCCGTTGCCGGCGTATGAGAACTGGGCCGCATCCATCCGGCCGCTGAAGAGAATGTCGGCTGCATACCCACCGGCCTGGTCGATCACGACGAACATGAGCTTGGCGTTGCGCCCACGGCAGCCTTTCAAGCTGGTCTCGGTGATGATCGTGGTGTCCAGGCCGTTGAGGGTGAGGTCGACGCTCATCGGAGAGCCCGAACTGCTGCTCTCCTGCGCCTCGCCGACTTCGCCAAACGAGCCGACGCCCTGGTAGGTGATGCCGTCGAGCACCAGGTCACCGGTACCGGTGTGGGCGAAGACCATGCCGTCAGGGAAATCCAGCTGGCAGGCGTACACCGCCATGAAGTTGCCTTG